CCGTTTCGTCGCAGCTCACATGGTCGTTCTGACGCTTAATCTCGAATGGTTCATTCCCGAAAAACGGCACTGCTGAAGGCAGCTGAATCGAGATCGACTTCTGACCGCATTGCGGGATCGAGGAACACCCCGATAGCATCAGCAAAAAACTAAAAAATATTATTTTCACTAGTAAGACTTCCTTCGCTGACTTTTAGCAGCAGGCTTCTTCTTAGCAGCAGGCTTCTTTTTTAAGAGATTTTGCGCCAGTTCTAACTGCTTTTTAGTAGGCTTCTTTTTAGTGACCTGCTTCTTAGCAGCAGGCTTTTCCTTACGCGGAATGGCATATCCTCTCATTACTTACTCTCCTTTCGGCTCTAGGTAGTCGATGTCTTTGCCCGCGATCTTCAACAGGTCTTCGTCACTCATGCGTTCGAGCTGCCTGGTGCCGTTAACATTGATATTAATTTGTGCGGTTTGTTCTGGTGCCACCAGCCCGTGCAACTTAACCAAAGAATCTGTGGTGTTCTTCATTTCGGTGGCGTTAGCGCTGGAGTTATAAGCGTCCATATACATCATGTGCGCGTGTGAGTTCGTGAACTTCACCTCTTCGCGCATCTCCTGACGGAAGTAGGCAATGGCTTGCTTTACGGCGGGGACTTTTGAAGCTTGGTAAGCGGTAGAGGGACTCGCGTACCCCGCACCACGGCCAGCAGCTGCTACTGTCATACCAGAGCTGATGAGCGAAACTAGCTTTTCTTGCTGCATAGTAAGTTCGCCGCGATTCAAACCCATATAAGGGAGATGCGACTCGAACTCAGTATGCTCACTAACTAAGTCAGTGGACGATGGTTGCTCCGATACTTGGAGATTCTCCATAATATTCTAAATTGTTATCAAAATTTACGAATATGGGTATGCCTTTGATGTTCGACATCGACAGCTCAAGCACATATTCTTCGGCGTATTCAATAGTGCTGCCAGCACCTATAATCACCTCGACGCATTTGTCGAAGTCGTAGATAAGTACTTCTTGCCCATCGACCATAGCCGACCCAACAATAGCTGCGTCGAGGCCATCAATCGCTAAAAGATCAATATCATCCATTAACGTGAATATTAGTCTAGGTATTATCTAATCGCAAGAGAAATTGTGGATGTTCTTTACCCACCAATAAAACATATCCTCAGATAGAGTGTGTTTCATAATGTTGATTCGGAAGCAGACAAGCTGAACGTTTTGCACGGTGTAACCACGCTCTCCAGAAATCCTGTCTAGTGAGACATTACACTCTTTTCTACCCATGCCATCTTTATGGTGCGTGAGATAAACACCGCTGATCGCGCACCGGCCTTTCTGCTTTTCCCACTTTAAAATCAGGTCATCCAGCGTTATATCCCATTCGAGGTTTCGGGCGTTTTTAGTACGCTTGTTTGCAGACCTTGACTGACTAATGAGATTACTAAGGTAACTAATGTACGTGTTCGAGATTCGCGCTTCGTTCATCTGTCTACGGCACCGCTGACAGCTGTTCGTTAACTTGTCGAACATACTGACATCGAGATCGTGCTGACAGGTTAAACAGCGTTTTAAAACAGTCATGCCGATATATTAGCAGATTATTTTTTTCATAAAAAAAATTTGAAAAGTACGTCTATATCCCTCATCGACTATCTCCCTATAACCGTAGTTCACTACCCCCTTCCCCCGATTCAAGATTCGGAACCTTGTCTGCCAATTACCCACAGGAACCTTGCCTCAAAATTCGCTTCACGAATTTAGGTCGGGGTCGCAGGTGAATCTGGTTCATAACGAACTAGGACATAGGAGAACAACATGCACGACGAGGAATTCCGAGCAGAAGCAGAGAACGAAAGAACATCCAACGCAGATCATAAGGAGCACCGCATGTACAACTTCAAGATGCTTGCCAACGCAGCACTCACAAAGATCCAGCCAACTGATAACGCGAAGCACAATGCACGCTCCGTGCTTGGATTCGCCAAGGACAACTGGGCAGAGATCGGCGCGCTCGTGCTGATGGCTTACATCGCAGAGGACGTAGACCAGGCAGCAAGCATGGCCGTAGCTGCTGAAGGAGTGATCTAATGAAGACGACTACATTCAAGAACGTATGGTCACCGAGCCACGACAAGAGCATCCTGATCGGTACGAACAAGAAGAACCAGCGTTGGTTCTTCAAGGTTAAGGATCGCAAGTTCTCCAACCAGCTTGCCAAGCTCATCATGAAAGCTAAGGGCAAGGTCACGCTCGCTGATGGATGGGAACCGTGGACTGGTCAGGGAGTAAGCTAATGCGTAATGCCTTAATCCTAAGCATATCGCTAGCAATAGCGTATCTCATCCTACTAGCCGTGATTCACTACACCCTGTAGCACGATTCACGGTCCACGAAGCTCGATTCACGCTCAGTGTCTCGAGCTTTTTTTATGTACGCTAACAACTAAGTGAGAAAACCCATGAAAAACTAGCTAATCATGGTGCGTGCTCCACGAATCCTGCCCCACGATCAGCGCTCTCCGGCCCGAGGGCCAATAATAGATGTGTACTATGTGTACCAAGTGTGTACTAATTTCAGATTCACCAAACTAGTACACATATTCCCCATGTATTTCAATGACTTAACTAGTCCGGTACTATGTGTACCAACTAATTTATACACTCACAATATTAGTTTACTAATTTACTAACTTCTATTTATGAGTGTACAAATCAAAAAAACCTAGTACACATGGTACACATCTCTACAGGCCACGTATTCACTGGCTAAAGTGTGTACCAAGGTGTGTACTAATTAGCTTTTTTGGCCTCCTCCAAATTAGTACACATAGTACACACGGTATTATTTACCTTAATTACTATTATATTCCCTAACCGCGAACCGTAAGCCATAGTTAGTAACCATTAACACCAAACAAGCCCCAAACCTCATCAGCACTGCTCCTTAGCCCACGGAAATCGCTCACGCAATTTCCGGTCGGTTTATATTATGAGTTTGGTATTAAAAGACCTTGCTCTTTAATTTATTAATTGAGTATTATTCCGTAGGAGGAAGAAAGTATGTTGGCATTAAATCTTAACCATGAAGATTGGAGCAATGTGAAAGGTGAGCGAGCTGACTCACAGTTGGAGTGGGCACCGTTGAACATGAGCATCGTGTTGGACAGTCTCGAACCAGATCAGTTTCCTGATGAGTTTGAGTACGACGAGCCGCTGTACGGGAGATACGCACGATGAGCATTAGCCCCGAAGCACTAGCCGTGATCACCGAAGCGAAAGCCTTCTGCCTTGCCAACTATAACAAGGGGTTTGACGCATTTGTTGAAGCTTACGACGACTCAGAGTGGTTGGAAGAAGCCACAAACGAGGCTGGCGAACTGATGAGTTGGCCGGAGTTAAAAGAAAGCATCATCGCAATCCAAAAGTTGCGTGCAAATGCTCAAGAGGAGCGTTGGTAAATAGTGCCACCAACTAGCACTGAGGTAATACAGAGACTGGTCGTAAATCGCTAACGCGATTTCCGGTCGGTTTTGTTGGTGAGTTAGACACGAAGTCTAGTTCAAAACCAATTATCAATTAAATGGAGTTAAGCAACAAAATGACTATTCAAATTAGTTTCCTCGACAAAGCCCTAACTGACATGTCAGAAGGCAGCAACCGTAATGCAGTAATCGCTGGCTTGGTACAAGACCAACCCCACGTAGAGTCTGCTAACCGGATCGCATTAACCTTCCTTCAGCTTCAGAAGCAGCGCACAACCAACAGGATCGACGCTATCAAAGCAGGTACTGAGGTTCCTGTGATGGAGGTCAAGCCAGAGCACATGCTTTCGTTTGTCCAGCAGCTCATGAACAAGTGCTGTTGGAATGGCCGCAGGGTCGCTAACACCAACAAGAACGAAGACTTTGCCAACGGCATTGACTTCTCCCAGGCTGTAGCAGACCAAGAGGCAAACCTCGAATCGAACGCCGTGCAGGATGTACGGACCACGATTCACGACGACTTTAACGTCCTCAACGAGGTGCATTCTTGGTTGTGTGGCAAGTGTAACTACATGACTGATCTCGACCCACTGTTCCTGTTCGCGCAGAAAACAGAAGTCAGCGACGGCGTGTGGGAGTTCACCCACCAGTTGATGGATTTCGACGACGTAGTACCAGTCCTCGAAGAAATCAATCTGGAGCTGCAAGAAGCGGCTGAAGGAAAACAGGTAGATTTCGCAACGAACCACACGTTCGGGGCAAAAGCAGCCTAGCAAAACTAACCCATTCGACTCATACAGTCGGGTGGGTTTTTTTATGTACGCCATAGGAGATGGATATGAATAGCGAAGATATATTAATAGGCCATGACGACCACACCGACATAACTCTCAGAAGCGTCGAGGGGTACGGAATTCTCCCCATCGTATCAGCTGATGATAAAGAGGTCTGGAGAAGCTTTGGCTATTTCGATAGCTACGACAACGCTTTAGCAAGCGCCCACAAATTTCTATGTTCATCTGTCTACGGCACCGCATTCATAAAGGAGCGTAAATCGTGAATAACTACGCAGTAGCATGGGCACCTAAACGAGGGCTGTCTGGTCCAAAAATACGGCTGTTAGGTAGCCTAACAATCCACCGAAACCTACCTCTACACAGAGCCTCATTTGTAGCTGACCAGCTGACCCTCCAAACAGAAGGTTGTATCGGATGTTACGTCCCAGTTGAAATGAGCCTAGAAGAGCGTGAAGCGTGAACCACTATCGAGTATATGCAAAACAAACCATTTCAACAAGCTACCTAGTAATGGCTAATTCTGAAGAAGAAGCCGAAGAGAAAGCCTGGATGGCTGTAGACGATGGAATAGAACCCACAACCTCTTATTGTGAAGACGGTGATTTCGAAGTGATTAATGTCCGTCGTCTTGGACGAGAGTTTTCAATCCAAGCTAGCTTCTATATTAAAGGGATCGAAGCGTGAAAATAGAAAAAAACATACCCTTCCCGTTAACACAAGCAAGAGAAGTAGCTAAAAAAATGGAGTTTGGTGACTCAGTATTATTTAAAGGTAGGGATGATGCACGCCAGTTGCGTGAAGCAATCCAAGAACAAGGGTCTATTGCCGTCAGTAGAACCGTGCCAGAAGGACTTAGGCTTTGGAAACAAAAACCGCAGACAGAGGAAGAATCATGAACACAGAACCAGTAGAAATCATTCCCACCTACGCATCTATGGTCGATCCATTTATCGCGGTGCTTCAAAACGAAAACGCCAACTATGAGTCACTAAACACCGCGCGAGGATTCTTCATGGACTGCGCTCAAATCGCAGACCAACATGCAGCGGAACGTGTAGCGTGGATCGCAGACTACGAAGCTGCTCAAACCCTACTAGCGGAGCGCGAATCATGAAATACAACCATGTAGGTTTTATAGGATTCACAACCATCTCTGAAGAAGAAGACCCTGAAAATCTTGCGCCTTACGTGCTCCGAGCAGCGCTTTTGCAGCGAATCAGAGATCTCGATGCTGACGACAACAACAAATGGAGCGACTGGCAAGAAGCTATTGATTTTGGTGAGTCATATCAAGAGGACGAATCATGAGCACAAATATTTATGTACCTAACGTAGATCTCCCAATGCTGCGGCGACAATTAATGAAGTTATATGAATTGTTAGGCGACCCAACCATAGAAAACGAATGGTTCGAAGAATCTGAGCTTGAGGGTCTTGTAGATCTTATTAGCGATATGGTTTTCATCGGTGAAGGCGGCAATTATACGAACGGCGTTATCGAACCAAAGGACATAGTGTGACCCACGGCCTACGAAAGCGGAGAAAAATCAAAACCACTGTCCAGTTACTACGTGACTACAACTCATTCATTGAGTCCCTGGCTATTGCGGGATCAATGACCCCCGAGGCGTGGGCAGTGCTCTACCGTTTACACGAACGAACCAATAAGCAAATAAGCCAACTGGCCGAACGACCTAAAAAAAACGAGGACGAACCATGAGAATTCAAACCGGAACAAACATCCACCACGCTTCTGCGGTAGTTGTAGAAGCACATGAGGTAGGTGAAACCAAATGGTTATCCTTCAGCGTGCAGAACGCAGAAGGACGCGGAGACGCACACATCAGTGTCTTTGATCTGGAATTAACTGACCTAATAATCAAACAACCTGTATTAAAAGAGGTTGCAGCATGAAATTAAATAGAAGTGAACCCCAGCAGCTGCTTTTCATCCTAGAGTATATAGCAGACTACGCATCGCGAGGCGACCTACCCAATCAGGGAGAACCAGACGATGGCTCAGACACTGACGCAATCATTAATTTCACAAATAACCTTCTACAAACACATTTCCCCAAGCCTGTTCCAAAGAAACCAAAAGAACCGTTCAGAGTTGAAAGATCTGAACACGACACACACAAGAAATTCACTTTATCCTCATGAGCCACACTTGTATCAATTGTGGTAAGCAAAACTGGCTAGGCGACTGCTGCCCAGAATGCGCGGCACGAACGTGCGACCGCTGCGATATCACAATCCCTATGGATGAAGAAAACACACCAAACTGTGTATTTGCTGACTGGGGGCGAGATGAGTTCCCAGATGGTGCTTACAACGTCTGCGACGAATGCCTAACAGTAAAAGAAATAGAACAACAAATCCTATTAAACCAAAAGGAACAATCATGACCGTAATCGACATGAACCAAAAACGAAGAGAAAAAGCCGTAAGCGAAATGGAGATCCGTCACACTCAGACCTCGTTTGGTAACGAAGGAACTGAGCACGACACCACTATCAACGACCACTATACAAAGAATCTAGGGATTCTCGAATCACCTGACTTCTTTGAACCCCTAGAAGCACCCCTGTTCGCTAACTATGACGGGGAATCCGTAGAAGTGCCGAACCGGAAAGCGATCATTCGGTCTGATACCGGCGAAGTAATCAGCACCGTAGGTAGCAAATACAAGATCGTAAACAACAAGTTGATATTCAACGAGCTAGACCGATCAATCGTAGATTCAGGGATCGACACTACTGACGCTTATAAGCGCGTATCTATTGCCGCAAACGGCGCTAGAACTTTCTGTGGGTATTCATTCCCAGCCTACGAAGAAACAATCACGAACCGCGATGTCGGAGATGTAGTACGACTCACACTACTAGCTATAAATAGTTACGACGCTAGCAGCCCGTTCATCACTGACTTCAGAGAAGAACGCCTTGCTTGCAAGAACAGCATGGTAAGCGGCCTCACTGTCGCCTCTTTCCGAGGTAGACACACTCAAAACCTACAAGTCGAACACGCAGCAGAGAAGATTAGAAAATCAATCGATGTCTTCTGCAACAAAGCAGACTTATACAAGCGCTGGGCAAACGAGAATATATCTCTCGATTTTGCAATCAAATGCTTCTCAAAACTGTGCGTCAAAAGAGGTCACACGACAGAAGTTAATGAAAAGACAATGAACGAGTACCTCGAACAGTTCAACCTAGAGACACAAGTGCTAGGCCACACTAAGTGGGCGCTGTACAACACGCTCACTCACATCAGTACCCACAAAGAAGTACAAGACCGCACCATCAAGGCTGGTAACGCACCAATGCGCCAGTTTAGCCGAGAAGCGGAACTAACTAAGTTCCTCAAAGGCGCGGGCCGTGAATTCTTAGACTTTGGAGTAGCCGCATGAATGACCATACCTTATCAATAACGGCCACCGAACGAGACTGGAGTTCTTGCGAACTCATAATTGAAAACGCTCGTTACGAGCTGAGAGTTTATACAAGCGACGACACTATCCAGGTGTTCCTCGAACTCGTGAACTACAGAAACACAAAACGCGAAAAACAGGTAGGCGAAATAAAGGTTCCTTACGAAACTTTAGGAGAAACCGCATGACTTTAAGAATTAAAGACCACACCGACCTAATTCATTTTGAAGACGACCTAATAAAGTTCATCGAAGCATACCGACTCGAATACGGAACTATACCAAAAGGAGATGTTGAAGTTTATAACACAGCTAACATGGAAAGCGGATGGGACTATAAAAACGACGACGGCGCTTTAGTGATCTTTAATTACAAAGAGGGCGAAGCGTGAAACTAACGAAACCTCAAGTGCAAAGCCTGCATAAGAAATGGCAGCGCAACAACCAAGAAATGTCCTATCTCCAATTCAGACGAACCGTCTTCCCAGAAATCGGGAGCTGGCACTGTGCAATGGTCTGGTGGAATGGAATGTTAGTAGGCATTGAAACTGACGGACACGCACACACATGAAAACAATTGCAGAACAAAAACAAGCAATAAAAATCCTAGTGGGCTGCGAAACCAGCGGCACTGTGCGCGAAGCCTTTAACGAAGCTGGGTTCGACGCATGGTCATGTGACCTGCTACCAGCTGACGACTCTACCAACAAACACATTGTTGGAGACATCAGAGATGTTCTAAAGATGGACGACTGGAAACTTGCCATCGTAACTCACCCGCCGTGTACCAGAAACTGTAACTCAGGGGTCCGGTGGCTCAAGAAACCTCCCCCTGGTCGGACACTAGAGGAAATGTGGCAACAGTTAGAAGAAGGCACCGAGCTTTTCGGAGACATCTTAAATGCAGACGTACCGCGTATCGCGGTCGAAAACCCCGTTATGCATAAGTATGCAAAAGAACGGATCAGGAACTACGTGCAATTTGCACAGTCCGTACATCCTTACCAGTTTGCAAACAGCATTGACGCTGAAGATAACATCAAGAAACGCACCTGCCTTTGGTTAAAAGGACTGCCAAACTTACGGCCAACAGGACATCTCACTATCACTACGGCTAGAGACGATATCCACAAGGCATCCCCTGGCCCAAATCGCTGGAAGATTAGATCTAAATTCCACAAAGGCTTAGCAAACGCAATGGCTTCCCAATGGGGAGATCACTTACTAAAAGATGCAGCATGACAAAACAACAATGGAAAAGAGCGTATCAACTTAGCCGGTTTGCCTTTCGAGACGAGAAGCAAGCTTACATTGAGGCAAATGAAGAAGGGCTAGTAAAAGCCATGCATTTTGCCAGAAAATTTTGGATAAAAGGCAATACAAACTGGGAAAACGATGACGTTGTTACACGTTTTCGTGAAGCTTATCAGCGAAAAGCAAACCTCTACTATATAACCTATAAATCACAAACTTCTCTAGCCTCTTAGTAATACCCACGGTATTATGATTGACCCCGCATGGACCGCGAACCATGAACGACGAACAAACCCAGCAGTTACTCGATGCAATCCAAACGATTGCTGATGAGCTTACGCGCCTAAACAATAATCTGGAAGGAATCCAACAGGCTATCGATGAGCACATCTAATGAAGTAGAAGTAGAAGTAGAAGTAGAAGTAGACCCTGCTAGGTGGACAATAAATTCTGAATACAAAGAGCCACGCATTATGTGCAAAACCGCTAACACATGGCTTCATCGCACATGGACACCTCAACCGCAAATTACAGGAACAGCAGATGGACACTGACTTAGACGGAAACTATGTCAATCATATACGCGTACCACTGACCGAATTCGCAGCTGACTTATCAGCATTCGCAGACTCGCTTACGGGTCAATCAAAAGACTTATATACCCGTTTTGGGTATCACGAAAGACAATCTCTAGCTGCAATCATCAACAAATTGACAACAATCATAGAAGAAGAAGACAGCTGATGAAGACGAAGATTCATATAAACCAGCACAATATAAAAGCCAACAACAAGGGTAGCGATCTCCCAGTCATCACTGTGAAGGACTACCAAAACAATCGGAAAACCAATAGCGCTACAATTTTGTCTGCAGATGGCACAAAAGTAGCGACTGTTGTTTACAGTCCTGACAAGCCTTTATCTTGCGGAGCCAAAGTCTGGATCGAAACAGAATTGGAAGTTATTACTTGCGTGTAGGTAATACCCCCAGTATTATTCTAAAGAACAAGGACTGTGAATGAGAGCCGTGAAGTTGACCAATATCACCGACGCAACACCCGAAGAATGGAATCAAGCAGCCGCTGCACATTACATCGACCCATATGATATGCACGCCGACCAACCGAATTCACCTGTAGATGATGTAGATCATCCCCCCCACTATACGAACGGCGTTATCGAAACCTGGGACTACATCGCAGGTAGCCAACCCGACAAAGGCAAAGGCTATTTTGACGGCAGCGTTAAAAAATACATGGCCCGTTGGCCGTATAAAAACGCACCGTTAAAAGACCTGCGTAAAGCTAAAGCCTTCCTCGACAAACTAATCGAAGCAGAGCTAGCTAACCCAACTGTAGTCAAGTGACCACCACGCTCTACGTCATCACCGTCGGTGTTTGGTACACCTTGCTCACCTACAACCAGCCAGAACAGCAAACGCTGTGTTCTGCAGACAAAACTAGAATTGAGGAGCGATTCGAAGTTAAAACAATCTGCATTACCAACACAACAGATTTACTCATCATAGGAAGTAACTTTTATCCGAAATAACGTCAGGAGGACGTATGGACCTAAAAGAATTTTTCAACACACTACCCGAGCTGCAAAACGACGAAATGCATCCCGAG